AGGGAAGATGCTGTTCGATGGTTTAGTAAAAGTGTCGGTGTTACCGCTACTTGGTTTGTCGATGTGTGCGATCTTGCTGGCCTTAATTATCAGCAAGTTCGTTCTTTTGCTAGGAAACTTATTGATGAGCCTATCAGCTCAGACTTTCAAAGGAAAAGATTAAATGTATTATTGAATATGACCCATAGAGAGGAGACAAAATGACTGATGATTTAGTAAACAACCCACCCCACTATAAATATAATGACAAGGGTATTGAGTGTATCGAAGCTATTGAGGCTGCACTTACCCCTGAAGAATATCGTGGCTACTTACGTGGTCAAGTTATGAAATACACATGGAGATGTAATTATAAAGGTAAAAGATTAGAAGACTTGCAAAAAGCTCGATGGTATTTAAATAGATATATTGAATTACTAGAAAAAGAATGATAGTATCTGACGTTCCGATACTTGAAATAATTTGTTCACTGACTGCATGTGTATCAGTTTATTTGTATGGTAACGGATCACTGAAAGCACCATTGTTTGGTATTTGCTCACAACTTTTTTGGTGGGCGTGGACAATACAAGAGGGTCTATACTTTATGATGATACTGAATGTGGTGATGACATTAACACATATTAGAAACATAATTAAAATGAAAGGGAGACGATGACGACTTTACCAACTGTTTATCAACAATTTATCCACAAATCTAGATATGCTAGATGGCTATCTACAGAAAAAAGAAGAGAAGAATGGCACGAAACTGTGGCTCGTTATTTTAATTTCTTTGAAAAACAAATAGAAAAGAATTGTAAATACAAGATTGATAAAAAGACAAGAGAGTATCTTGAAAATAAAGTTTTAAATTTAGAGGTCATGCCATCCATGAGAGCATTGATGACAGCAGGTCCTGCCTTGGAAAAAGAAAACATTGCAGGGTATAATTGTTCTTATGTACCTATAGATCATCCTAAAGCTTTTGATGAAATACTTTATGTACTTATGTGTGGGACGGGAGTTGGTTTTAGTGTTGAAAAAAAATACACAGAACATTTACCTAGTATTGCTGATGATTTCCACGATACAGAGTCTGTGGTCGTGGTCAGGGACTCTAAGCTTGGTTGGGCAAAAGCATTTCGGGAAGTCGTTACACTATTGTATGCCGGGCAAATCCCCAGGTGGGATATTTCTAATGTGCGACCGGCAGGGGCACGACTTCACACTTTCGGTGGAAGAGCTTCGGGTCCTGCACCGCTCGTTGATCTCTTCAACTTTGCGAAAGAAACCTTTATTAAAGCAAAGGGTAGGAGACTAACTCCACTTGAGTGTCATGATCTTGTTTGTAAAGTCGGTGAGATTGTTGTAGTTGGTGGTGTTAGACGATCGGCTATGATTAGTTTATCTGATCTTAATGACAGAGATATGAGAGATGCTAAATCTGGAGAGTGGTATAGAGTTGAATCACAAAGGGCGCTGTCAAATAACTCAGCTGTATATGAAACGAAGCCAGATAACATAGGCACGTTCATGGAGGAATGGTTAGCTCTTTATAAATCAGGAAGTGGTGAACGAGGTATCTTTAATAGACAAGCATCAAAGACAGTTGCCGCTAGAAACAAAAGGCGTGATGATAGTTTTGAGTTTGGAACTAACCCATGTTCAGAAATAATTTTACAGCCTTTTCAATTTTGTAACTTGTCCGAGGTGGTGGTTCGTGAAGATGATAAAGAAGAAGATTTACTTGACAAAGTTGAAGCAGCCACAATTCTTGGGACTATGCAAGCAACTTTAACTAGTTTTAAATATTTGAGAAGACAATGGAAAGATGCAACAGAGAAAGAAAGATTGCTCGGAGTATCTTTAACTGGTATTATGGATCATGAAATATTATCTGGTGATGTTTATAATCAGGCACTTCTTCCAGACTTGTTAAAAAGAATGAAACAAAAAGCCGTGGATGTAAATAAAATATGGGCGAAAAGATTTGGTATTAATCAAGCCACAGCTATCACATGTGTTAAACCATCTGGCACCGTATCACAATTAGTTAATGCTGCATCCGGCATACATGCTAGACATAATGAACATTACATTCGAAGAGTTAGAGGTGATAAGAAAGATCCTTTAACACAGTTTCTACAAACACAAAACATACCGACAGAAGATTGTGTTATGAAACCGGACGCAACTGCGGTCTTTTCTTTTGTAGAAAAGGCACCTAGTGGATGTGTTACTCGTAATAAAAGATCAGCGCTTGAACAACTGAATCATTGGTTAGTGTACGCTAAGTATTGGTGTGAACATAAACCAAGTATAACTATATCCGTAAATGACAATGAGTGGTTAGGTGTTGCAGACTGGTGTTGGAATAACTTTGATGATTTAAGTGGTGTATCGTTTTTACCGAACTTTGGACATGTATATCAACAAGCACCATACGAAGATATTGATGAGGAAGAATATAATAAATTAAAAAAGAATCAACCAAATAAAATTAATTGGAATGATTTAGCGCTTCATGAGCAAGATGATAACACTAAATCATCTCAAACTCTTGCATGCAGTGCCGGTTCATGTGAGGTCGTGGATGTATAAAACATTTACCACCATACCAAAAGCTGTTCCAAAAAAGTTATGCGATGAAATAATTAAAGAATCTCCTAGCTATTCGGAGCAGCTGGCTGGTGTGATGTGGAAAAAAGTAGCTGATCTTAAAAAAGACAGAAACTCAAAAGTAAGATTTTTTCCTCTTAACCATTGGATTGTACCAAAATTATGCGAAGTTGCAGCTGAAATAAACAAACAACACTACGGATTCGATATATCTAATTTACAATGCCCTCAGTTTACTGAGTATAAAAAAGGACAACACTATCAATGGCACAGAGATATATATCCACCAGAAGTGGACGGGCCATATCCAGGATTAATACGAAAATTATCTATGGTTGTACAGTTATCTAACTTTGAGGACTACAAAGGTGGTATACTACAAATTAAAAATATGGACGGTAAAATAGAACCTATTGAAGGATTTAAAGATAAAGGCGATATGATTATATTTCCATCATTTTATCTTCATAGAATAAAAGCTGTAACAGAGGGGACTCGACACAGTTTAGTGTGTTGGTTCATGGGTTTACCATTTAAATAGAATGGAAAAATTTCTTTGGTCATTACTTAAATTTTTATTAGTAATGTTGGTTATAAAATTTATATTAATTTTTATGATGTTTATTACATGATTAATATTATTTCACGACCTTGGGGACATTATAGAGTATTAAAAAAAACACCAACTAGAGTTATAAAAATATTACATGTGTATCCAGGTCGAGGAATGTCAATTCAGTATCATAAATATAGAGATGAGCACTGGAAAATACAAAGTGGCGAAGCAACGGCCCTCATAGACGACCACTGGTGGACATTTCTACCCGGTCATAGAGTTTATATCCCAAGAAATACACTTCACTGTCTACGAGCTTCTAATGACCATGTACGGGTTTTTGAGATTTGGGAGGGTGAAAAACTAGATGAAAACGATATAATAAGGATAAGTCATGATTATAGTGGTGAGTGGGGGCTTTGATCCCCTACATTCTGGACACATAAGTATGTTTCGCCAAGCAAATTTGTTTGGTGAAGTGTGGGCCATCGTAAATACGGATGAATGGTTACAAAGAAAAAAAGGATTTGTGATGTTACCGTATAAAGAACGAAGCGAAATTGTTCGCTCAACACAATTTATACAAAAAGTTATTAAAGCAAAAGACAACGATGATACTGTTGTTAATAATTTAAAAGATATGAATCAGCTTTTTGCATTTGCTAACGGAGGGGACAGAGTTCCAACTACCACACCAGAGGTAGAATATTGTTTAAAAAATAATATACCTATGTTATTTAATATTGGTGGTAAAAAAACAATGTCGTCTTCTGACATAGCTCGCAAACTGCTTGACCAAGCCACTAAATAATATATAATATTAATTGAAACAACGTCGTCAAAAGAATCTCTAGGGGCGGGACTGTTTAACTGTAAGCTTCTAGAGATTCAACTTCTTTTACCATAATATTTAACTGGATTTCTATAACCTAATATTCTGTTCTTGTTTCTTGGAAATCTTTCACCACTACAATCTCGTAGCCTTAATATTTCAATCGACCTCTCCAATCTCTTTTGTCTCCTCTTGGACTCTGTATTTGTTTTTCACAAGCAAAATTACTATGCGTTGTTATAACCATAGTATCCTTATCTGTGCATGTATAAAAGCATTTGACAGAGTCTTCTCCAAAAAAAGGTTTAACTATCTTCTCTTTGGTTAGTCTACAAGTTACATGATATTGATTGAGTTGATCGTATAGTCTACCGTTAGTAGCTACAACTGGATCGCAAAATGAAAGTAAAGGGAGCACTAAGGCTCCCGCTACTATATTACTTTTCTGCACATGCATAACTGTTAATCTCAAGACCAACAGAAATTTCTGTGATAATAGGTTTAGACCACATATCAACTCCATTTGTTTATAGGTTAACAAACAGTGCTGGTTGTCATTGAACGACCGCAGTCCACTGATATTTATATATTACTTCTTCATGTTCTCTCTTGCAACACCTTTTGACTTTTCCCATGAGCGGAGTGAACCCATTCCAAGAAGTGCTACAGTTAACGAGATAAGCTCACCTGTATCTACAAAGTTAGGCATATTTATTTCTGGTGCAAACAAAGCTGTGAACCAAGTCATTAGTGGTAATATAAAGAAGTTTACAAATAAACCGATAGCACACACCCACATGATTGCAGGTCTTGCTCCGGCAACAAACATACTTGGGTGTTTAGCTGCTTCGGTGTTAGCTTTAGCTTGTTCTTTTGCCAAAGCATTCGCATGTTTTTCGGACATGGTAGCTATGTCGTGAGCTAGACGTGCTTTTTGGTCTTTGTCTTCTATGAATTTATCAAGTAGCCCAGTGACTGGACCTATAAGTGCTGTTAACATTACTCTATCCCTTCTTCAAGTTTTTCTAGTATAACATTCTTTAGTTGATCCATCAAAATATAGGCTGAGTTTAAGTTAACACTACCTGCAAAGTAATCTATAATAGGACCTCGATCATCGAACAAAACAGTTATAATACCGGTAGCTTTATATTTATTAACATCTTCTTTCATAACATCTAAATGATCAATAACTATGTTTGTAAAATTTTCCTGAGGCATTTGACTCACGGCTTCTTTTGACATTATGCGCTCAGTTTTATCTTTAAATAAATGAACAACAACATCTTTATCTTTGTCTTTATTATCAGTCATTATTAATTAAATGTTTGTAAGGTAATCCGTGCGCCATCTCTGTCACTGTCCATTGTGTGTACGCAAGATCATTAAATAATTGTTGTCTATCTTTCATCTTTGGATTCTCAACATCCTCTATAGAGTGGGATGATATTTCATAAGCAAAGTTAAGATTACTAGGTGTAATAACAGGGACACCAGCAAGGAGGCTATCCACAGCCCCTCCACTTGTAAACGAGACCGTAGCCCAACAATCTTCCAAATCCATTGCGATAGGATTCTTGTGACCGAAGACCATACTGACATCTTTCTGTTTTTCAACAAACTCTTCAAATTTAGATAAGTCATAAGATGATATTAACGGATGCATACGGACTCTAACAGGTCTGTCAGATATTTTTTTACATTTAACTATTTCATCTTGTAACCATTTAAGTATATCAACATTAGCTGTTGCCGCATCTCCAGGTAATTGCATAAGAAACATTATGTGTTTACCATCTTTTCTCCAGCCTTTTATTTCAAGACCAAGATCGGTTCGAACAATACCCCATCTATCTTTGTCAGATTTTTTATTGTTAAAATAACCAAGGGTATTCATATAGTGTCCCCTACCAACTCTATAATATTTATGATCTTCTGTTATAGTTCGTCCAAGTAATGGGGTTTCAATTACAAGCAAATCACCTTTATGTTTAGTAACCACATCTTTTTTTAACAAATGATGTTTTGTATGTCTATCTTTCCACGATCCAAATATAACGGCTACATCACAATCTATATATTTAGTTGAGTTAGACAAGAACACAAGGTTATCTGTTGTTTCTCTAATACCATGAGTCATAGCTGTCAACGTATTAATATGTGGCTGATGCACAGCTGAGTTTAAAAATACTCCTACTACTTTACGGGATGTCATCGAAGATCTCCTTGTATGTTGTTTTTTCTATTTTATCTTTTAGTCCATCGTCCCATAATGCTTTGACTAAACCATCACCATGAACATGAATATCAAGATCTATCTCTTCTCTTTGCATAAGCTTTTCAAAGTCCTGAGCTTGAGCCAGTAATTCACCAGTTGTCCAATACGGTTTGCTATCCTCACCAATTGATACCTTTAACCATTTCTTACGCCCATCTTCAGCTAACTCATTTTTATTTTTTGGTTCACCTTCAATGCACGAATCAAAACCATACAAATGCATTGTCCTAAATCCGAGAGTGTGTAATAAACCTATTGACCTCATACCTGCACAGGTCCCGCCGGTAATAAGTAGTCTGTTTTTAAAAAAGTCCCATCCTTCAATTGCGTTACAATAAGCGTCCCAAGCTACAACCTTTGCTTTCTTATCTAACAAATGTGTAACCACATCAGGATTAGACATAGTTGCTACCCAATACATCACTCTTGGGTGCGGTTTAGCTAATAACTCTTTACGCACAAACCCATGCGTAGATTTTTCATTAAATGGTCTTGGATCTAAAATTGTACATGCCCACGGTTGAATATTATTTTCAAGAAGTGTATTGTGACTATGCTTGACACATACAATCCTAACCCCTCTGTTCTGTAGTTGTTGTATTTCTCTAAAACTTTTTTTAAGAGATGGCCCGGCTGATACAATGGCTACCTCTTCATCATTCCATTGACATCGTTTGGTTATAGCCGTAGGCATACGTTTAGCGTTTGTAAGAATATTCATACGAATATCTTCAATAGGCATACAGTCCTGTGGTGTTACCACTATAGGTTTTTTACTTGAAGCTTCTGTCTTCTTTGTTTTGACTTTTGTGTTTGGTGCTTCTTGATTAGCTTGTTCTTGTTTAAATTTTAACAAACCTTTGTTGTGATACATGTATCTAACAAGTGGTGATGCTTCGAATGCATTAAGGTCAGCACAGTATGGTGATAGGTTATTAACTTGTAAGCCATGCGCTTGATGAAGGTTCATAATCCTAGTAAATACAAAAGCATCATGCCACTCTTTATAATTATAAATCTCACCAGAGTCCCATATTCCAAACAAGTCTGCAAACAAAGCTTTGTTAAGCTCTGTCATTTGCATCATAACAAAACCAGCTTCTATATAATTTACTGCCTCACGTCCAAGCACAGCTATATCTTTATCTTTAGGCATCCACTCTGTAAGTTTAGCTTTTGGTATGTCGTTATATGTTACGGTGTCAGCATCAATCCATATACCTACATCACACTTTGGTGGATTCTTTACAAAGAACTCATACTCAGTATAGACTTTGTATGCCCATCGCTTGACATCTGTTCTCCAGTTTGGAGCATCTTTTGGATCTTTAAATTTTTTAAAAAACTCACATAGTTCTTTAGACACGGACATGAGATCAATAAACTCAACTCTGTTTGAGTCATATGATTGAAGACCACGTTCTGGCCAATCATTATAATAAGCATAAAGTTTAGTATCCTTAGGCCAGTGTTTAATAAAACTCTCTATACAATCTTTAGCATAGATGTTCCAGTGATCGCCCCGGAACGATGTTACAAGTGAAAATGTAGGCATTTCATTTCCTTCAATGTTGATCCATGTTGATAATCCATGTGAGCTTTTTCAGCAAACCATTTATCTGAAAACTCACAATCAGCATAATCTTTCATCCACGGTCCACCTAAAGAAAAGTGAACAGCTGATGGTTTGAGAGGGGTGTTCTCTCCCATTATGCCTGGAACATAATTCCATCTTGGGTTTATTTCTCCTACACTATTGGGTCCTTTTGATAACCATGCAAACTGATGGAGATCAAGGCCTTTCATTTCGTTAACAGCATATCTTGTTAACTTTTTATTAGCTTTGTGATTCATATTAAATGCCATGAGAGACGACCATAATTTACAATTGTACTTTGTTTGTATCTTATTGTCCATCTTCATACCATCATCAGGTACATAATTAAATTTAACTGTCATAACAGGATAGTCATCATCAAGTTCGTCAAGTAAATTTTTTATATCATCCAGCCATAAAAAATCACAGTCACAAAAGATTACCCATCCCTTTACTTTGTTGAGTCTTGCCAACTCTGGTATAAGAAATCGAGTATGGCTGAACTCTGTAGAGAAAGGGGCGTTGTCCAACACATCCCAATGCTGACCGTTTTTATCTATGCGCCACTCTCTATCAAAGAGATTAAAACCACGCAAAGCATTATGCATTAAGGGGGTAACGGCTACTGGGATTGACGATCGTCTAACAAGCGAGTGTTCACACACTTGGTATGCATCTATTTCTCTTGAGTCCCAACCGATCGCCACATGGACATCTTTCATAAAATTAAATATATACCTTAGTCATGCTTAGTCAATACCTCGTGGTAGTTTTTTAACAATCTTATCGGCTGCAAAAAGATCGTCAGATGGGAGTTTAGATTTTGTTGCTTTAAAACCACCTATCTCGTTAAAAAAATTATCAGCTACTGTGTCGGCACGTAGATCAACAATCATATTAATTTTACCATCACTAATCATTTTCTTATTATGTTCGGCAATGTCTTCGAACATTTCTCTTATATCGTCTCGTGAACTTCGAATAGCTTGTTGATCTTTAGCTTGTATGGCTCTGTGTAATTGTCCTTGGTATTTTTGTAGTCTTCTATAAAATCTTCTACTGATATATGCCGAAGCATTTCGTTCTGTCTTTGTTAAATACATAGCTTCTCGTTCTCTAGCAATGTCTGCTGGTGTAAATCCTAAACCCTGCATGATTGCATCGAAAGAAGACACATCATCAGGTACAACAATCTTATCACCAAATCTTGTTTTATATCCATCAGACTTTAAGTATGTTGCTTTCATTACATTTGCGAACGGTTTAGGCATTAGCTCAGCTACGGCTAATCCAACATCATCTACTTGTAGGTAGTCATAAGCAATGGATGGTTTACTTAATACACTAAACAACGGTATACTTGCTTTTGAAAAACCTTTATCACTAAACAAGAAATCTATTAAACCACCACTGACTGGGTGTGAACCAAGACCAACTCTTCTACCGATATCAACACCAGCTGCAAACCTAAAGCCACCTCTATAAATTGCTTCGGCAAACTTTGGATGCATGATATCTCCAGTAATGTCATACCATAGCTTAGTTGCATTTGCATTTTTATAACCCGAAGTTTTTAATACACCTTCAGTTAATTCTGTTAAGTCTTCTACAAAAGGTAAACCCATCAAACCTGATGTCATAAGAAGGGCTAACATATAAACACCAAAAGCTTTTCTCCCTTCTGGTCCTTTATCAAATGCTAATCGTTTCATTAAGGCTAACATCATTGTTGGATATTCACTAAACTGAAATGCTAAAGCGCCCCACCCTCTACTGATTCTTGGTTTAGTGTCTTTACCATAAAGGAACTGTGTTTCTTCAACAGCATTACGTGCAATTAAATCTCTAACACCCTCGTTCTGCTCTGTTGTTAGATTGTCTATGTTTTGTAGTATTGTGTTTGGATTTATTTTTAAATCATCTTGTAGTCTAACTTTAAATACTTCATCTTGTAAGGCATAGTTAATAGCTTTACGAAGTGTGTTACGGTCAGCAGTTAGTTCATACGATGAGATATACGAAGCCAATCTGTTTGCTACCTCTGTTGTTGTAAACATCAAACCAAGTGTTCTTACAAACTTTTCAAGTTTAGCTTTACCTCTTGGTATACCAGCCTTGTTAATTAGCTTTTCTCCTTTTATAAAATCTGTAGTTTGTTTACCTAAATATTCATTGGCACGACTTGGATTTATGACAGAACTTAATAAATTATTAGGATCTCTGAACAATGGTATTCGTTGTCCAAATGCCTTAGATAGTTTTTCTAAATCAAACTGATTATCTGAGGTTGTTGTCGGTGTAATACCTTTGGCAAATAGTTCTTTAGTGACTGCTGCTTGTTTCTTAGCGGCTCTAAACTGTCCCGCATATATACCGTTATATACCATAGCAGGTATACCTTGAAACATATTCATAACCGAGGCACTGACATCTGTTAAGAAATATAAAAAACCAATTTGTCTTAGTGATTGAAACTCGTGTGGATCATTATCTAAATACTGTTCTAGTTTTTCTGAGTATTGCCCCGCTTGGGAATTAGGATCTTCTTTAGCTTGAGCAAAAGCTTCTTTTATTCTACCATCAAAAACAAAACCAGCATCCCAAGTAGCGAAAGAGTTAATATGTTTACCAATAGCATCAAGTGCATCCTTCGGATCAAACCCCGCAATCATTCGTGACTCTCTTAAAAATGTCGGTATACCTTTGGTTGCTTTTAATGCTTCAGCTCTGTTTTTTAAACTCTCATAAAAATTTACATCAGGGTTTATAGCATCTGTATCTGTTGGGGATAATTGTAAAAACGCATCAAGACTTTCAATAAAGTCTGGACCAACTCTTTTAGCTATATTGTTATATGTATTAGCTTGAACACCAGAATGTATATATTTTTTTACAGTCTTACCATTTTCATCTTTATATATTTCATTAGTATTTGGATCTCTTACAACTTCATCTTTAGAAAATTTATCAAGTAGTTGCGCAGCCATGCTTTTAGCTCTATTAGTTTCGGCAACATTAATACCTTTGTTCGTGTCATATGCTTTCCACAACACAACTTCTTTTTTAATCTTACCATCTTTTAAAACATTCTTTGTAACCGCAACATACTTATCACCTGATCGACTCATGGGAAAATAAACCGTGTTCATTTGGCTACCTATTTTTTCAATACGACTGATAGCATTTTTAATTGCTTGTGCTCCTGCCTCATCAATAACCACTAAACTCTCACTTGCTGTTCCTAATTGATCTATGAGTTTTTGTAAAGCCTCTGGATCTCTGGCATAGTTTGTAGTCAAGTCAATGTTTTGTAAGTAACGTGTTACCGTTGAACTTGTAACGTCATTACTTTTTAATTGGTCTATTGTTTGTTCAATTATTAATTGTCTTTCATAATTACCCATTTCAGTTAAGGCATTATATGCTTCTATTTCCTCGCCAGTAAGAGTAATAGTCTCTGGGTCAAACATGCGAGATACACCGAACTTAAATTTTTTCTCACCATCCTCATCAACTTGTGTGCCAAATCTAAACTCATCTTCAGTTACTGTAATCTCTCCATTTACTGGTGTTAATACTCTTCTGTTTCCTTTTACAGAGGCTTCGTTTCTAGCAAAGATTGCAACCTTGGCTACACGTTCGGCTTGTGCTTCTGTTAAGTTTGCCCACGGCTTCATAATTGCCATTAACTCTTCGTATATTCTGCCCCTAAATTCTGATCGTTTAACAATCGCATTTAAAACTTTTGCGAGTGGTTTATCTTTTGAAGCTAAATGTCGTAGATCAGCAAACCAATTACCAACCAAACGACCTATGGATGTTTTAGTTCCTTTTAAAAAATCCGTGGCTTTTTTAAATAATGTTCTATTATCAGCTTGTTCTTTTGGAGTGTTCTTATATTCTAACTCATCATCACCCGCATCGTTTATCTCGTCAGCTTCTTGTGCTTCTGGTGTATCTTCATTCGCTAGTCTTTCATCTGTCTTCTCTATCTGTTCTTGAGTTTTATTTGCAGGTCGTTCGTTTTCAGTAACACCGGGATTGTTTGTTTTTTTACCACTTCTATAACTACGTGCTATGAAATCTTGGAACACATTAAAGTCTATAGCTTTAGCATTGGTATCAATACTTGATGTTGGGTCTGGATCAAGAGCAACACTTGGTGTTTCATTTGTTTCTTCGTTATCGGCAATCTCTTGCTTTTCATTTTGTAATTGATTATTTAAATATGTTGTAGCTTCTGCTTCTGTCTCAAATATTTTTGCCGATGATGGGTTGTTTATAGCTACGGCTCCAAACTTAATTGGCTTTGCACCACTTGCTCGTATCTGTTGTATCTTACCTAATACTTTATTTGTTTTTAAATTGTAAATATCTTTGGTAACTACTGATTGCTGTTCTTTTTGTTGTAATACTGCATCAAGTTCTGTCTTTTCAATTTTGTTTTGTAGCGGACTTGTAACATTTTCGTTATCGAAAAAAGCGTTTTCTAAGGGTTGCTTTCTTGATTCGAATACTTCTTCGTCAGTCGGAGCTTTCTTTTCAAACTGAGCTGCAAACATTGGTGTCGATAATTTAACAGCCTCAACCTTTTTTTTTCTAACTTTCTTTTTTGCTTTTTCTGTTTGTTTAACGGTGTCTTTGTCGTATGGCGACCACGTTGTAAAATCTTTACCTTCTTGTTTAATAACATTGTTTTCGGCTAGTTGTTGATATATCTTTGCTTCAACATCTGGATTCTCTTCTAAAAACTTTTGTTCAACTTTACTTAATAATTTTTCCCTAACTTTTTTTGGATTTATTTTTGAACCACCAACACCGTCTTTGGTTCGTGTCTGTGCAACCTCTGATACGTTGTTATATATCTTACCAACAAGTTCACCAATCTCCATATCGGCAAACTCATCGTCGGCAAGTTGGTCGATGGTTTCTTTTTTCTCTGGTGTTGGTTCAGTTACTTTTGTTTTTGGTTTTTTCTTTGGTGTTGTTTTCTTTGTTATCTCTGGTGTTTTAAGTGGACTACCATCATCGTCTTCGGGTTTAAACTCTTTGACATCATAATTTTTGTCGGGTCTTGCCGCTAAGCCAGCCTCCACGATACCGATAGGACCCTCGGCTATACCTTCGAGTAAGACTTCACCAGGTCTGGACACAAAGCCGTCCGTCATAATCTGTGCCGAAGCCTCACCCAAAGCACCGAGTGAACCCGCTTGGACTGTCTCGCCAAGAGCACCTGCGACACGTGCCCCTAGTCCTGCACGACCAGCATCTTTAATAGCTTTTGTTAACAGACCCGCCGTACCAAAAGCTAGTGCATCAAAGGCACCAATAGGTATGGCACGTTTTTTTGCATGTGCTCTGGCTTCGGCTAAAACTTTAGGGTCATTAAAGGCGGCAGCTAAAGCAATACCATCATTGATATCAACACCAGTCTCACTAACAGATTCAATAAATGACAGACCGTATTCTGTTGCTGCGCTACCAGCACCAGTGGCTAATCCACCAACAATACGGGATAGTAACGGTATAGCTAAACCTTTAGTGGCTAAAGCTACACCACCCGCAACAGCAAGAGTTGGTAAATAAGTACCAATAGATTCACCAATAATTGGTAAGATAACCGATGGATTCTTAGCAAGAGCCTTGAGAGCCTCGCCTGTAGTTTTAGCTTTAGATATTTGTTGTAAGGTTGTGAAGTCATCGTCATCAAGAGGTATTTCTTTTATACGTTGTTCATACTGACGAATGTCATAAGCTGCGCTTTGTGGGTCCTCAAACCCTAGCTCAAGCATATTAACATTAATACCTTTTTGAACCCGACGAATACCACGTTCAATCGCATCAGGTACCAATGGTATACCTCTTAGTTTAGGAGGAGGGACGTTGAGTCTATTCTCTATCTCTTTATAGTTATCATCGATGTATTCTTTTATCTGATCGTCGGTAACGTGATCTTCAAATTCTAAGTTACCAAAGCCACCATAGTCAACCACTCTTGGCATGACTATTGCTCCTGTGGTTTAGGAATACCTTTTATTGAAAAAGTAACACCACTATCAGTGGTGCCTAGGTTAGCTTTATCGGTTGAATCTTTTTCAACACCTAGTCCTTTTTTTATGTCTTGTTCGGTTTCAAGTATTTGTTTAATAATCTGTGTTTTTGTTTCTGGATCTTGTAACATTGAAACAAGTTGTGGACTACCTAATATTTCTGCCATATATTTATTTGTTCTCTCGGCATCTAGTTTTAATGTTTCAGTTATGTACTTACGAATACTTGCCGCTTCATTAGCAACGAGTTCTTGTTGTTTTAAATCTAGACCTGCGATAGCTACAGCATTATTAAATTGTTCTTGTTGTTCATCAGCTTTAAATTTTTGTTGAGCTAGTCCTCTTTCAGTTATTCTTTTAGCCGCTTCTTCGGCACCGGCTTTACCAGTTCTAATATCTTCAGCCGCTATGAAATCAAGTAAACCAGTTTTAGCTGCCATGATATCAATACCTTCTTCTTTTGGTTTTAACATGTTTTTTAACATATCCAATGATGACTCTTCTTCTTTAGCAATAATTTTATTTGGATCTATGACTGGGTCTTTTTTATCTGTTGTATCTTTCTCTTCTATTGTTGTTTTTTTATTTGCTTCTTCAGTGTCCATCATTGTTGTTTTCTTTTGTGCCTCTAAATTTATTGGCGCTTCAAGAGCTTTAGCTTGTTGAAAACGACCAGTCCCAAACTGTGCAGCATCTTTAGGTCCTCTTATTCTAGCTGGTATTACTGCTTCTGCTCTTTGTTGAGGCGAAGCTTTAGGTTGGATCTGTTTTGTGCCACCAGTAGCCTCAGATATTCTTTGACTAATAGTTTTCTTTGGTGGTTCTTTTGTCGTTCCTTGTCTTGCTGGTGATTGAATAGCTTTATCATAAATAGTTTTAGCTGTACCTAAAGTTCTTGCTGCTGGTCCTATAAATGGTAGAGCCACTTCTGGATAAAACGGATCAGCCTTACCACTTACGTCTTTTGCAAACTCAATGGCTTCTTCTCTTGATAGTCCTTCTTTAAGTGCTCCTTCGTATCTTGCTTTTTCAAGTGGTCCAAATGTAGAAATTAAATAATTAATACCACCCTCTGTAAATGGATCAGAAACTCTATCACCTTCTGCATATGTCATCTTACCACCAACGTAAGCATTCATAACTTCCTGTGGATCAAAGCCCATCTTCTCTACAACTTGTGGAGCTTTGGCGGCTAATTTTTTTATACCCGGATTATCAGGAACATCACCACCCTTGGCGAATAGTCCTACACCTTTACCCGCACCATAGATACCTAGTGCACCCAAACCAAGACCGGCTGCTTGTTGTCCGAATGTTGGTGGTGCTTGTTGTGCTTGAGATGTTGTGTATGTCGATACTGGTAAATTAAATCCACGAAGTACAGATGACATCTCTTGTACTTGTTGAGATGGGAAAGTTCTTTCTCGTGCAAAGTCTTCATATGCAATGTCTAGTGCTTTTTGTTGTTGAGCTTGTTGTGTACCACCGACAGTTTCAAGTGCACCTAACCCAGCTAATCCTAACTGCTGTTGTTGTGCGCCAAGACCAGCAAACTGTTGACCAGCCGCAAGTGATGCTGCTCTGTCAGCAGACAATTGATTCATAGCTTGTTGAAAAGCTTGTTGTGATCCAACGGCTTGTATGTCAGCAAGTCTTTGTCCAGTCTGTCTGGCTAATTCTGTTTCAGCTAAAGCTTGTCGTGATCCACCAAAAGAACCTGCACCAACTGCTGATGCTCCTATTTGTTGTTGTAGTTTATTAGCATCACGTAAAGCTTCTCTTTTTTGTATATCAACAACAGCTTGTTGGTATGGACTCATACGTGAAGCAATAGCTGTTGGGTCTGTTGATTGTTGCGCTGCTTGAGCTGTCAATAGATCAGCCGTAGCTATATATGGTTTGTAGCCACCAACCATTTCTTCAACACCTTGATATGCAGCTTGTTGTTGCGGGGTTGGTAAAGCTAGTCTTTGTCCTTCATATCTTTCAAATGGTTCTGTTGTTACACCTTCAGCTCTTTCAAACAATCTTTCTAAATACGGTTGAAAATATTCTGGTATGTTACTTGTTTGTTGTGTAACTGTTTGAGGCGGGGGAGGGGGAGGTGATCGTCCACCACCACCACCGAAGCATACACTCATGCACTCATCTGGTGATGCATCTTTGAATGGATTGTCCTCCATTCCTACACCGTAATGTTGTTCAGAAATTTGTAATCGTTTTAATAAGTCAGCCATTTTGTTCTCTGTATAAATTGTTGGTTATCGAAACCAAGCTTATCGCATACTTTATTCCACTGCATACGACCGGTTAATTCAATGCCGTCTAACTTTAACTGTTGAGCTAAGTCTTCAAGCTTCTTAAATATTTGTTTACCCACACGAAAGTTAAGGTTTCTTCCAAAGATAAACAATATTTCTAATAATCGTTTTGTTGTTGGATAAACATTTATCTTTATTACATAACCTGCGATTATTCTACCATTATGTTTTATTCTTAACAAACCTAACACTCCTGTTTCAATATGTTGTCTAAGTATTTCTGGCGTGTATTTGTTTTCAAACGGTATTCGTTCGATTTCCACGGGAAATAACATAAACAATTCTTCAATATCATCAAAAGATTTAACCTCTTCTACCTCAAGCAACCGCTGTTCTCATCAACTGTCCTAGACCTCTTGTAAGTTCAGCTGGTTGTTTCGTCGTTCCTGTTTTCGCTTTACGCACATTTCTCATCAATGCATATAATTTGTTTGATCCTTTATCATAACTACCTTGTCCTAACTCTGCAACAATATCTCGTGGTACTACAAACTCTTGTGGACTAACAGCTGCGGCTCGTTTACCCTCGATGCTAGTCTGGATAAGATCATCCATACCACCACCCGGTCCTTGTAGTTCACCCGCCATAATCCCACCCGCTTGGTACTGCTGCGGGTTCATACCCAAATAACTTTGTAATCTTTGAGCACCAGCATCAGATGAACCGTCACCTATGTGACCCACGACATCTGCTGGTATAACGAATGCATTCTCTTGTAATGTTTTATCAGATTTAACTTCTCCACCCTCGGCCATCATTTTGTCAGTATCATATTCGTCTGGATTTCTATATATACCTATGCTAGCGAATTCTTCTTCTGGTAAATCTGTTGATGATGGTATTGAACCACCACCAGCTAATCCTAAAAGATTACGAACTTGATCAATATTAACATTGATATCTTTTTGTGGAAGTTTTTCAAGATTTTGTACTTCTTTTTGCAGAGCAACTGGAACTGCTTGAGAAGCGGCTTGAGCTAATTGTGGTAATTGTTTAGCAATTTGTTTACCTTGAGATACAAGTTTACTTGCATCTTGTGTAGATTGTGGAGCAGCAATACCACTCATAGGCATTGGCGCTAGTGCAGCTGAAGGTATGTTTTGTCTTGGTAATGCAGCAGCACTTGTTGGAACTGTAGGAGCTACTGGTGCACCTAAACCTCTGGTTAATTGTGGCTTCATTGTCATACCCGGTTGGGTTTTAGCAAAAGAAGATATGCCTGGAGGTATGACACCAATATTTCCTGTTGGTCTAAATGTTGCTTTTCTTTTTTCAATCTCTGGATTGTACGGACCAGACTGCATCATAACTCCACCACCTTGAGCTTTAATAACACCACCTTGCTTAGCGCCGAGATAACCATATGAACCCGGTGTAACTCTACCATAAGCAATGTCTTCTGGATCTGCATATGTATATGGACCACGATCAAGCGGACCTTTATATGAATAATCACCATCTGCTTCTTCATCTACGATACGAGGTATTGGAGCTGGTTGTGGGGTTTC